ACAATTGTGACTATATTACGATCTGCAGATAGAGGTAAATTGAAACTTCTTAGTAATGTTAATCGTAATTACATAGATGATGAGTTTTTACGCTTGTGGACTCAGCGCAACATGTTTGTCGGCAGAGAGTACGCTATAGTACGAAGAAACTGCAGTCACATGAGGGAAGATGCAACTCGTGAGAATTATACTAAGTCACTTGAGCAGCTTACTTCGTCTATAGCTAGTGGATTAATTTACATTCAACATTCATCGACCTCAAAGGACCAAATGTATTCACTTGGTAAGGATTTCCTCAACAACTTCTCTTCTTCTATACTTTCGACTTTGCCATTATCATTGACGAAAACTCAGACATATTGTTCGTCATTATCAGAAGCATTGATTAAAATACCACCATCAGTGTTTATGAGTCTGAATATACCCGAAAAATTACAAAAATCCCTTGTTTGTGCGGCAAATGTCATTTCAATAGATTTAGGCAGCGATTATGAAAGTGAATACCAGGCCTATCATTATGCTATCTCAGTTTGGTACGTTAAGGAACAGAATAAAATAAGAGGGGCATATGATGTGACTTCTGACTGTTCTGTTGGAGTTACTTACAAATCTGACAAGCATCTCATGGTCACATCCAAAAATGGAATCAAGACAGTAAGGCTAGATAGAAATGATTGGGGCACTATTCCCGACTTAACCATCCCATTGAAAGTAATAATCAATAATACTTTCAACGATGATATATGTAAAAACACGAAAGAATGTCTAGATAAGCCCATTCCAGATCAATTCTTTACTAAGTTAGAAAAGAAGCCTGAAACTTCTATAATAATGGTTTATGAAGAAGGCAATAGGCTCTATGCTTGCGATTCTAAGTACATAAGTTTAGGTAAACGTGTATTAAAAGATTGTGTAGTATCCCTAGGTAGGGTTGCCACCTCCAACACAATTAAGTTTAGTCAGTCCTTTAGTGGGTTGGTTGAAAGTGAAAACACATTTAGTCTAGGTAGGATGGTGGGTGATAGGTTTGTCTCTGTCTACGATGTTAGTTCTCAATTATTTGATCCTGCCTCATTACTTTATGACGGACCTCGTAATATAGGTATACTAGGAGAGATTGAAACTGTTTTTTCGGAATCAGAGACCCAAGTTAAGCTGGATGAACTTCAATTAAATATCCCTATCTTGGCTTCTAAACTGAATCTTTCCCCGGAGTTTTCTCCATATACTATAGTTCCTGATAATTGGGAAGAAGAGCAATCAGATGGCACTGAATCAGTCCATGGCGAAATTAAAATGGAGTCTGAAGATGGTGATTCCGATTTCGATTTTGACGATTTTAACATGAACATAGAGGGTTCTTCTTCTCTCATTGAAAATTACGCTGTTGGCGAGTCTGACGATTTCTATGATGTCACAAGTATTGTATTAGGTAAGTCGGCACATAACTCTAAAGG